ATGCCCCGCATCCCCGGCTTCAAGTCCGAGACGCAGCGCGAACGCTTCTTCGAGGGGGCGAAACCCTACGTCCGGGGCGGACCTCTGGCGCGGATTTGCGGGGCGAAGCTGCGGACGGGCGGGGTCTGCACGCAGCTTGCCCTTGCCGGGGAGAAGCGATGCCTCCGGCACGGGGGGCCGGACGCGGCGCGGCGGTATCGTGAACGCCAGAAGGCGGGGCTGGAAAACGGGTCCGTCACGCCCGAGGAATGGGCGCGGGCCGAGGCCCGTCGTGCGCGAAATGCGCTGATGTGGGCGTGGCGCAAAGACCCTCGCCTGCCGGGGCGGACGATTGATCTGGGGCCGGACGAGGCGGCCTTTGCCGCGGCTGCGGCGGAGTTGGGCGTGGACGTGGACGGGCTGTATCCTGCGGTCGCCGACTGGCTGCGCTGGCGCTGGCGGCGGCACCAGAAGGACCGCCCGGACGCCGCGCGGTGGCGGAAGGCGGTGCGCGAGGAATTGCCCCGGCAGAGGGCCGCTGCGGACGAGGCGGTGGCCTGGGCCGATCTGGGGATCACGGACAGGCGCACGAAGGCTGCACGGGCCGCAAGGGCGGCCCTGCGTGCCGGGGACGTGGAACGCGCGCAGGCGGCGGTGGACGCATTGCGCGCCGCGTCCAGCACGGCCATGGGCGCGGACCTGCGCCGGGGAAGGGAAGCCCATGGCGGACCCCTGACGCCGCTTCCCGCGCGGCCATGGACGCCGCGCCCGGCGTCGGACGGCTGGAAGCGGCGACTGCCCGACAGGCAGAAGGCCCCCAAGCCCCAGCCCATGCCGCCCCGCCCTGTCGGACGGCCCAGGCGCGTGCCGGACAGGCCGGACGAACTGGCGGCGCTGGGCGAGGTCTTGCGGGCAGCGGGACCGCAGGTCCGGGCGATGTATGAGGCCGTTTCCCGGAACGAGGATCGCGTGAAGTTCCTGCGCGATCTGGCCGACTATGTGAACGCCCCGGACGATGCCGGGGCGCAGCGGCGCTGGCTGTGGTGGGTTCAGGCTTTGCGCTGAGCTTGCGCCAGTTCCTGCGCCAGTGCCTGCGCCGTGAAGGTGATGAGCGACATGCCAAAAGCCGCCGACACGTTCGCGAGTCGCCACAGATGGGCGGCAAACATTTCTTCGCCACGGGATTGGTCCGCATCCTTCGGAATAGGAAGCGGGGGCAACGGTGCCCCGCCGTCCATGAAGTAAACGCCCGGCAGGGGGCGCCCTTCTGCCGGGGCAGCGCGGCGGACGACGCAAGGCACTGATCGCTGTCCTTCGCGGATAGTCAGGTGAGGCGGATCAGCCGGGGCGCAGGAAGCGGCCCCTGCAATCCACCTGGCGTGCATGACCGCGTTCAGCGCGTCCATCGGCATTTCGCGGAGCAGATATTCACGTTCGGGGTGTGCGGCGAAGAACGCTTCAATTTCGGCCATCCATTTATTTGCAGCACCAGCCACGGGTCTGTCCTCCTTTCAAGGTCAGCCAAGACTGCTGCACGCGTTGCCGCTTCCTTCAGGTCAAGGACCCTGAATGTATCGCCGATCTTCGCGACCGCATCTATCCGTCTATACTGGTCGCCGAAGCGTTCTGCATACTGGGCAAGGCCCTTCAACTTTGGGATGGCATCACCGAACTGGATGCCGTGCGGATCAACGATGTCTGCCGTGATTGTGCCGTCGCCTTGTTGACCAAAAAACACGAAGTCTGGCCGCACGATCTTCGGCTCCCCGCCATCGTCATAGATGATCCCAAGCGAGTCCTGGCTGGCGCGCGACGGGTTACGATACCATGCGACGGTGCCTGAACGCCCAAGCTCAGCTCGGACCACTTCGCCCTCCCAGGAATTCAAATCCTCGGGGAACAGGCCCTGCTCATCACAGAGAAGATGTCTCTCGAAGGTCGGGAGGGGTGTTTCGGTGCCGTTCGCCTCGCGGATTGTGGTCGCCTGCATCCATGATGTCGGGCGAGCAAGGTCCACATCCATCGGATTGGCACTCATCTCTCTGATCTGGCGATAGACGTCCTGGCGTTCGTCGGACAGATCCTTGATCTCGACGCGGAACCGGGTGAGCCACTGATTGGCGAGCTTCTCGGCTTCAGCCTCGAGCGTTTCACGAACCTGTGGGACCAGGCCCAAGGCTGCGATACTGACATGCGCCTCCATGAGCGCCGTTTCCATGTCGTCGGTTTTGCCTTCGTGCCGAGCGAGGTAATCGCTGTATGTCGTTGCAAGATCGGGGCTGATCGCCCGACCGGCACGGCGGTAGGCGTCCTTGATGACAGCGTAGTCAGCCTCTTCCAGAAAGTCGTCGAAGGTCATCGCGCCGCCCTTCAGGTCGGCTTTCAGGCTCTTGCCCTCGACTGTCATGGCAGATTTTCGGGCGGCCTCAATTTCGGTCTTGTAGCGCGCGCGGATGCCGTTCAGCACTTTGTGCATTTCTGAATGGGCCAGCTTCCCCGCATCTGCCAGAAGGCCATCGACCGCCAGCTTGTGTGCGAGAGAAGTCAGCCGCTTTACAGGGCGCGCATGCCGCTTCGGCAGTGTCTGTGACGGAAGTGCAAGCAGCTTGTCCCAGACACCCTCGGGGATTGCCGGGTTAGGCTTCAGTTCCACCGGGTTGATCAACACGCGGCGGCCGGGGAGATCGTCGCCTCCATCCCCGCCTGACATCAGCGCCTTGGCGACGTCCTTGCGCTGCGCAAGCAATGCCAGGCGCTGATCGAGAGCGTCGAGGACTCGATGGGCGGACTCTCGGCCGGCGCCGTCCAGATCCGCGCGGAATGCGGCTCGGCCTTCTTCGCCGATCTCGTGGCGCACAAGGAGGTGCGCGAGACCTACCTCAACACTGCTGCCGCGGCCGACCTACGCGGTCGTGTCGCTGATGAGGTCAGCTTCGGCGGCATCACCTTCCGCCGTTATCGGGGCGGGGTGGGCTTCACAGTGCCGACCGACAAGGCGTTCTTCTATCCCGAGGGCATCGAGGGCCTCTTCGAGATCTACTATGCCCCGGCCGACACCTTCGAGACGGTCAACACGCTGGGCCAGCCGCTCTACGCCCGTATGATCCCCGACCGGGATCGCGACGAATGGGTGCGGCTCGAGATCGAGAGCAATCCGCTCCCGATCTGCACCCGTCCGCAGGTGCTGCGCTCGGCGCGGCGGACCTGATGACCGGCCTCAAAGACGCCCTCGACGCGCTCTTCGCGGACGCGCATCTCGCACGGGATGTCGTGTACACCGCCGAGGGCGGCGCGCCGTCGCTGGTCCGCGCGATCCTGCGCCGGCCGGACGACGTCACGAACTTCGGCGATGCCCGGCTCTGGTCCGAGACCACCCGGATCGACCTGCGCGTCGCCGAGCTGGCGAACCCGCGTCCCGGCGACCGCATCGAGATCGACGGGGACGCTTTCCTCATCCAGGGCGAGCCGGTCCGTGATCGTGAGCGGCTGGTCTGGACCGTCGATCTGCGTCCGGCATGAGCGCGATGAAGCTCAAGCTCGACATCGATCCCGACATCGTCGCGATGATGGCGGCCGAGGTTTCGGCGGGTGAGCGGGCCGTGTCGGTCGCGATCCGCGAGGCCGGAACCGGGCTGAAGGCGGCATGGCGCGGTCAGATCACTGGCGCGGGGCTAGGGCCGCGCCTTGCCCGCACCATCCGGTCGGAGCAGTTCCCGAAGGCCACGCCCAGCCTCAACGCGGCCACCGTGGTCTGGTCCAACGCCCCCGTCATCGTCGGCGCGCACGACACCGGCCCGCTGATCCGCTCGAAGAACGGCTTCTGGCTGGCGATCCCCACGCCCGCCGCAGGCAAGTCCCTACGCGGCGGCCGGATCACTCCCGGCGAGTGGGAACGCCGCACCGGCCTGCGCCTGCGGTTCATCTATCGCCGCCGGGGCTCGAGCCTGCTGGTGGCCGGGGGACGGCTGAACTCGAAGGGCCGTGCCGTGGCATCACGGTCGAAAACCGGCCGGGGCCTCGTGACCGCGCCGATCTTCCTGCTGGTCCCGCAGGTCAAGCTGCCGAAGCGGCTCGATCTGGACCGGGACGCCGAGCGGGCGCTTGACAGCGTGCCGGGGCTGATCGTGGCGAACTGGGTGGAGGCGAGGATCGGCTGATCAGGCACGTGCGGCGGCGCGGCCACCCTCACGCCCGGAACGACGGCGGCGGCGCGGTTCCTCGGTATCCCCGAGCCCCTCGATGGCCACCGGCGCCTTACCGGGAAACTCGACCATCAGCTTGAGCGAGCCGCCCATCGCGTGCACATAGCTCGACAGCGTCGACAGGAGCAGATCGCTCTGGCGCTCGTACTTCGCGACGGTCGCCTGCTGGATGCCCAGGGCTTCGGCCAGCTGGACCTGCGTCAGGTCCTTGGCTTTCCGCAGTTCCTGCAGGGTCAGGTATTCGGTGTGGAGGCGCTCGGCCTCGGCCTCGATGCCCGCGCGACGCGCCGCATCGAGCGTGGCCAGCTTGTCCTTCAGGGTCCGTGCCATGGTCCTCATCCTTTCCGTTTGGCCAGATGGCGGTCGAACCGCTCATCGGCCCGCGCGATCAGCTGCTTGTAGAAGCGCTTCTCGCTCACGCCCGACTTGTCCCCGCCGACGAGCAGGATCGCCTGCCGGTCGGGATCGAATGCGAAGGCGATGCGCCACACGCCGTCGGCGGCGTTGCAGCGCAGTTCCTTCATGTTCGCATGCTTCGACCCGGTCAGGGTGTCGGCATGCGGTCGTCCGAGTGTCGGCCCCTCGCGTTCCAGAAGGAGCGCGCGGGCCAGGATCGCGTCCTGCACCTCCTGCGGAAGTGTGTCGAACTCCGGTTCGAACTCCTCCGCAAACGAAACGGTCCACGGCATACGATCCTCATGTCTTGCAAGCTATATAGCCGCGAGGCATTAATTGGGCAAGAACGGCCCGAGTAGAGCGATGCCCACCCCCCGCGAAACCATCCTTACCGCGCTGCACGCGCGGCTCTCGGCGCTCCCTGCCACCGCCCTGCGCGGCGACGTTCTGCCAGAGCGCGTGCCAGCCACTGGCCTCCTGATCCTGCGCGATGGCGAGCCGGGGGAGCCGGAGGTGACGCTGTCGCCCCTGCGCTACCACTATCAGCACCGGGCCGAGATCGAGGCCGTCGTGCAGGGTGCCACCCGTGATGTCGCTTTCGACACCCTCTGCGCCAGTGTCGGCGCGGCGATTGCCGCCGACCGCACGCTGGGCGGCCTCTGCGACTGGGTCGAGGCGGAAGCGCCGCGCCCGGTCGATCTGGCCGTCGAGGGGGCCGCCAGCCTGAAGGCAGCGGTGATCCCGGTCATCCTGCATTATTCCACGGCCGACCCGCTCGGCTGACCCCATTCACCACAGGAGACTACGATGGCACGAGCCCATGGGGCGCGGGCGCAGATGGCGCTTGCGTTCGAGACCGTCTACGGCACCGCACCCGCCTCGGGCTATCGCACGGTGCCCTTTGCCAGCACCACGCTCGGCTCCGAACAGCCGCTGATCGCCTCGGAACTGCTGGGTCAGGGGCGCGATCCCCTGTCCCGACTGCCCCGCACGGCTGAACCAGCCACTGACATTCGAAGGCGCGCAGGTCTGGGACCTGGCGCAGCGCCTCGGCGGGCAGATGCGCGTCCTCCCCGGCGCGGTGATCGGCTGGGACATCGGCGCGGCGCTGGCCTTGGGCGCGGCCCTCGGTATCCCGCCGCCCGCCATCGCGGAACTCTTGCCCGCCCTCGAGGCGGTGATGGTCCGCCGCGTGAACGAGCAGATCGCGGCCAACCGCGACTGATCCCATCCCAACCGGAGCTCCGAACCCATGGCCGAGAAACGCGTCTCCGTCCGGCTCGCCGCCGTGGGCGGCCGCCAGGTGCGCGCTGAACTGGAGGGGATTGGCGAGGCCGGGGCGCGCGGCTTCGGCCGTCTCTCCACCGAGATGGAACTGGCCAACACCCGGCTCGCCGGTTTCGCGCGCCGGGCCGGGATCGCGCTGGCGGCCGTAACTGCGGCGGCCGTGGCGGCTGGGGTGGCGATGGTCCGATCGGGGCTCGCCAACATCGACGCGCAGGCGAAGCTCGCGCAGTCGATGCGCACCACCGTCGAAAGCATCCAGACCCTGACCTGGGCCGGGGAACTTGCCGGGGTCTCGTTGGGGCAGATCGAGCAGGCGACGCAGCGTCTGACCAACCGCCTGTCGGAAGCGGCCAGTGGTTCCGGCGCGGCGGTGGGCGCACTTCGACGGCTGAACCTGACGGCGGCCGAGCTGCAGGCCCTGCCGCTCGACCAGCGCATCGTGGCGATCCAGGACGCACTGACCCGCTATATTCCCGAGGCCGAGCGGGCGGCGGTCGCCTCGGACCTCTTCGGCGACCGGGCCGCACTCGCCTTCCTGCGGATCGACAGCGCGACCCTGCGGGACGCCGCGCGCGACGTGCAGGACTTCGGGGTGGCGGTCAGCGCGGCGGATGCGGCGCAGATCGAGCGGACGGGCGATGCCATCGCGCGGCTCAGCCTGATCTGGACCGGCCTCGTCAACCGCCTGACCGTCGCCGTCGCCCCTGCGCTGGAAACGGTGGCCACCAGGCTCGCCGACCTGGCCCGCGCCACCGGCCCCATCGGGCAGACGATCACCATGATCTTCGAGAACCTCGGGCGCCTCGCCACCTATGCGATCACCTTCGCCACCGTCATGGCTGGGCGCTGGGTGGCCGGGATGGCGGCCGCCGCACTCTCCGTGCGCGGCCTCGCCACGGCTCTGGTGTTCCTTCGGGGCGCTCTGATCCGCACCGGTATCGGCGCGCTGATCGTCGGAGCGGGCGAGTTGGTCTACCAGTTCTCGCAGCTGGTGGCCCGAGTGGGCGGGGTCGGCGAGGCGTTCCGCCTGCTGGGCGATCTGGCCCGCGAGGTCTGGTTGCGCATCGGGCTGTCGCTGGACGCGGCCCTCGCCCGCATGGCGGCCGGGTGGGAGGGCCTGAAGGCGGCGGGCCTCTCGGCGCTCGAAGGCACCATCGCGGGCGTGGTCAACTTCGGCGACCGGACGGCTGCGATCTTCCAGGGAGCCTACGACGCGGCGGTCGCAATCTGGGGAAGCCTGCCCGGGGCCATCGGCGACTTCGCCTTCCAGGCTGCGAACGGGCTGATCTCTGGCGTCGAAGCGATGCTGAACGGCGTCGTCACCCGGATCAACAGTTTCATCGAGACGCTGAACGCCGCGCTGGCCCTCCTGCCGGAATGGGCCACGGGCGAGGACGGTGTCCGGATCGGCATTCTCGACCCAGTGGAACTGGGCCGCATCGGCAATCCTTTCGAAGGCGCGGCAACGGCCGCGGGGGCTGCTGCGGCGGATGCCTTCTCGGCAGCGCTGGCCCGCACCTACCTCGAACCGCCCGACCTCGGCCTCGGCGCCATGGCCGACGATGCCCGCGCGCGAGCCGACGGCTATCGCGAAGCCGCCGGGATGCTGGCTGACGCTGCCGGTCGGCCGCTGGCCAGCTGGCAGACACTGAAGGATGCTGTGACCGGCACGGGGACCGAGGCCGAGACGGCACTGGCTGATGCTGCTGGTGCGGCCGATGCCCTGACGACAGGACTGAACGACACCGCCACCGCCGCCGATGGTGCGGGCAGGGCCGCGCGCGCCGCGGGGGCTGCTGCGGCCGAAGGTGCAGACACGGCGCTGACCGGCTGGCAGGCCGTCACGGCCGCGCTGGCCGATTATGCCGCCAAGGACATGTAGGCCAGCACGTCGTGCTCGCTGGTGTCCATGAGGTCGGCCAGCTTTGGCCAACGCGGGCGCAACTGCTC